GCATGCTCCACCAGCACACCGGTGAACGAGGCCGCGGGGGCGGGCAGAAGGCGGGCCTGTGCAGAAGTATTCACAAGTCACCCCGCCAGTTGCCGCCACTGCGGCGCCACGATTCCAGGGGCACGCGGCCGCTCACGGCTCGGGCCTGGGCTTCGTCGTCTTCCCATTGGCGCAGGGGCAGCTCGGGGCGCGACATGGACAGCAAGGCCAGCGCCACCAGCGTGCCGAGCAGGCACACGATGACCACGAGCACGAAGGCCAGGGCCGGGTAGGTCAGCACCAGCTGCCACAGGCGGTGCCAGAGATCGGGCGCGTTCATGGCGACACCCTCACTGTGACCGTCGGCCGGCCGTATTTCGTCGAGCACTGCACGGCGCCGTCCGGCAGTTGCACCCATGCGGCCTGGGGGCCGCACAGCGCCTGCGCCGCGCGGTCGAACTTCTGCTGGTCGATGGACGCGACGATCGCCGCCTGCAGGTCGACGGCTTGGTCCTGCTCGGCGCTGTGGTCGGCGATGCCGTCGCCCAGGTGATGGGCCAGACCGAGCACCAGCACAAGGGCGACGACCAGCGCCGCGTTGATGGCAAGGTTCTTCATTGCCGCACCTCGACGAGGTTGCCGAAGTCGTCCATGACTGCGGGAACTGCAGCCGAACGCTGCAGCTTGATGTCCAGGCTGTGCACCAGCCAGAGCCGGCGGTCTGCCGGGTCACGGCTCCAGATGGCGTCGTTGCTGACCGCCGCACCGGTGCGATTGCAGTACAGGACGCGTGGGTCGGGTTGGGCCTTGGCAATCATTGCGACACCTCGACCAGGTCGCCGAAGTCGTTGACGATGGCGCTTTCAAACCGGCGCACCCACTTCTTGCCGGTGGAATCGAGGCGCGACTCACTGCCGCACCAAATGCCAGCGCGGCGGCCTTCGTAGACCCGATAAAAGTAACACTCCCACCCGGCGTTGTCGGTGATATCGGTCCAGGAGTCGCCGTGATGGTGGCGCGTTAGCGTGGACTCGCAAGGCGGCGGCAGCACAATGCCGCGCTCTTCGGCGGTGAGGCAATCGGCAACCATGGCGCCTAGCGCATGAACGAAGCCAGCACTGCCGATTGCGCGTTTGATGGCTGCGTCGAGCGCTTGGCGCTCAGTGATGTCAGCCGCTGGTTGCATGGCCTGGAAGCGGCCGGCGCGTGCTACTTCGGCCAGGCGCTTCATGCTGCACCTCGCGGCACAATGGGGGCATGAGCTACATCCGTCGCATGTCCAACCGGCTGGGGCGCTGGTGGCGGGGCAAGCTGGTCGATCCTAACGACCATCCAGACAGTTATCTCGTCCTGCCGCCCTATCAGGATCGGCCAGCACCCGCGCGCTACCTCGAAGCGTTCGCCCGGTTTCACAAAGCACACTGGCAGTGGCTCTGGCCCTTTGCGGTGACCGTGGCGCTGGGCATCATCGAAGTCTTTGTGTAGCCAGGTCAGAAACAAGGAAAGCAGGAAGCCGGCGAGAAAGCCGCCAGCGGTGAAAAGGGCCGCGGCTTTCATGCGCCGCTCCCGCTGACCAGCACGTGTTGCGGCTCGGCATCGGCAGTTAAAGCGGGGCGCGGCTCGTAGAGCGTCCCGATAAGGCCGCATTGACCCAGACCAGGTTGGCGCATCAACGAACAGGTCACGTGCGACCTGCCGTTAATGATGCTTACCGGAACGGATGGGTGATTGCACCAGTCGCCGCCAAGGCGCTGGCCAGACGCCGTTTTGTACGGCTCTGTCGTGTGTTTGCACGTGCTGCACAGGGGCAACGTGCGGGTGGGGTGGGTTGTCTGCACTGATCACTCCTTCCGGCGGGATGCCGGGCGAATTGAATAATATCTACAGGTAAACTATTGTGTCAATACCAACAGGTAAACATCCTGCTGATTTTGTCGTCAACGGCGTTTGCCGCCACTGAACAGCCCTTTTAGCAGGGCACCGATGACTTTGCCGATAGTCACAGCAATTGGGTTGGCACCACCAGTTCCGTTTGTACGTCGTGCTTTGCTGATGTTGGATCTGTTGGGCTCGCTTACGGAGGTGGTTGTCACTACCGGGTATCCATCACGTGCAAGCAAGAGACTCAGATAGGTGCGACTGCGCTCAGTCTTGCCTTTGTGTTTGAGCAGGCAGGACAACAGTGCCTCGCAATCAGCCAATGCATTGTGCGGCAGTGGGCGATCAACACCAAGTTGACTGCAGACGTCATCCAGCTTCCGGCTGGTTTCAAGTACCCATGGGAATTGATTGACGCTGCATCGCCAGTACCGGTTGAACGGGGCGATTTTTGAAATCATCCGCGCATCAAAGCTGGCATTGTGGGCAACCGCAATCTCTGCCCGCGACAAAATCTCCGCGATTTTGCCTATATCGAATCTATGACCTCTCAGGCTCTCAGCGGTCATGCCATGCATCTTTTGTGCTGTCGGGTGGATTGGAACCGTTGGCGCTTGGGTACCGTAATACTGATCAAGGCGATTCAACAGTCGACCCTGCTGGTCAATTTCAACTAGGAGCAGCCCAATTGAAATTGGTTGATCGTGCTCTTCCAGGCCGGTCGTTTCGCAGTCGACAATCGCCACGGTGGTATTGGCGCTCATGGAAAGTCATGGGCAAAAAGCGGGAACTGGTAAATTCGGGCCGTCACCAGCATCGCTGGCTGGCGGCTTTTTTGGGAGGCTGCGACACGCTCCCATTTTGAAACCGCGACGTCCAGTAGCGAGTCGATGTCTTTAATCGCGTCGTGGCCAATGTTCCGGCCTAGATTTCGCTTTAACGCCATCAGTCGTTGGTAGCTCACGTTGGGGAATGGCCACAACAGCGGTGGACTGACATTGCGCGGCCGAGCCGGCCCAGATTCGTTGACCGCGTTGGCTTGGTTTCCCTCATCATCGGACGGCAACTTCGCGCCCAGTGGCAAGTCAAACCAGTCAGGCGCAAGGTTGAACTTTTCGCGCGCCTTCTGCATGGTGTCCAAACCGAGGTTCTTGCGACCAGCTTTGCCTGGCGGATAAAGCAAGCGAGACACATAGCTGCCGTCCACCTCGATGATCTTGGCGAATGCAGCCTGGGTTAGTTTCAGCGCCTTCAACAGTTCAATCAATCTGTGGCGCCAGTGTTCCTCACGTGTCATGGGCGGGATTGTCATTTCCGATCACCGCCAGGTAAATGGCCTATGGGTATTGACCTGCATGTATACTTGCGGGTAAAGTGCGGCGTATGGATAAATTGCGTGACTTCCTCAACGCCCTGCCGTCGGGTGATCAGACGGCGTTTGCTCACCGATGCGGTACGACGGTTGGTTATCTCCGCAAAGCCATCAGCACCAGGCAGCGACTTGGAGAGGGTCTGTGCCTTCGAATCGGGGTCGAATCCGCCGGCCGGGTACTGCCAGTCGACCTGCTGCCTGATGTGGACTGGCAGTCGCTGCTCAGTGTGCCAGCCGCTCGTGTCCAGACCACCACGGAGCCCGCTCAGGCGGGGGCGTAAATGCAATTCCCTTGGAACACATTGCGCAAAACGGCGGCTGACCAGGCGTCGGCGGAGCAATCGGTTGAGAACAAGAAAGCCGGACCTGTGGCGAGCAAAGTCCTTGGTCCCCAGATCCTTGCCGCGCTTGGTCTGCCACACCAACGGGTGACATCTTTCTCGCTCCACTTCCGCGCAGGGCACCCGGTCACGGTGGATGTCACCTACATTCCTTTTGCCGATGCGCCACTTGAGCCTGTGTTGCGGCAGTTCGTGCTGGTTGATCGAACCACCACGGAGACCTTCCAGGCGGGGGTGTAGACCATGAAGCTGACTGACGCGCAGGGAAATACGGTCCACATCTGCGACTTTTGCGGTATGTCCGCTCGGGGCAATGCATCGATTTTTGTCAGCCAACTGACCGATGGAGTGGCGGTGTGCAAACCATGTGTGGATGCGGCACCGTTTGTACTCGGCAAGGTGACGGTCAGGCTTTCTTCCGCGCCACGTGTGGCCGTCGAGCACTCTTTCGGCGAAGGCAGCTAGATCGTGCCGCGCTTCTTCGCCTCGGCCAGTACGCCGCTTAGGTACCCGTGCAACTGCGCGGCCTTCTGCAGGTTCATGAAAAGGCTGCTCTGGTGCACGCCTTCCAGCGGCTCGGAGTCCTGGCGCACTGTCATCGCGCCTTGTATCTCGACCATCGTGCCTGCCAGGACGATGCCCTCTACGGTTTCCAGATCGATGTTGAACGATTTCATGGGTGGCCCCTTCGGTGATGGTGTGGTGAGACCTCCATCGTATGCCGATCGGGCCGCCCGCCCTTTGCAGTTGCCGCTGTTGACGAGCATGGGCGGCGACTCTTCCCACTGCCCTGGCGTGTCGAGCGCTGGCTGGCCCCGAATGAGTAGGGGTCCCTTGTCCAAGGCTCGAAAGGCCTGGGGCCGGCCGGTGGGTTTTTTCTTCCATGCGGGCAAGTCTCTTTTTTTTGCCCAAATTTGTATGTCCGTGCGTGTCCGTAAAAAACGGACAGTCACGTACAGGGAGGTCTGATGCAGTTGGAAATGCCGGAAATCTACGAGTCGCTGAACGATGCATTGACCAGCACTGTCAAGGCGCTAGGCGGTTTCAAGAAGGTCGGCCCGAAACTGCGGCCCGAGATGACAGGCGATGGCGCTGCACAGTGGCTTCGCGATTGCCTCAACCCGGACCGCCGGGAGCGACTAAATCCAGACCAGGTGTTGTTACTGTTGCGCGAGGCCATGATCGCCGGCTTTCATGCAGTGATGGATTACGTCTCCTTCGACGCAGGCTACATGGCCAAGCCCGTCAATCCAGAGTCGCAGGAGGCTGAGCTCCAGCAGCGGTTTGTAGACGCGGTCGAAGGCCTCGGCACCATCCAGGCCCAGCTCCAGCGCATTCAACGTCTCCGGGCTGCAGCGTGAGCGCCGCGGCCATCGGCCGGCCACCCGGCGAGGTGCGCCACGCACTGCTCGATGCAATTGGCACCTTGGCGGCCGCACATGCGCCAGGGCACGGCCCCATCCTGCTGGAGATCGCCCAGGCCGCCAATGTAGGCCGCGTTGCAGCCATGGCCACACTGGACAACTTGGTGCGGGCCGGCAAGGTGGTGCTGGTGAACCGGCGCTGGGTGGCCCACAGCCGCAAGCCGGTGGCGGAATATGCGCTTCCGGCGCCGCCATCCACGCAACCGGCCAGCACCTGGGTCCAGCTCGAAGCCGCTCTGCGCGAAGCGGTGAAGCGATAGAGGCACGCAGGTATGGCAGATACGGTCGACGACGTCATCCAGCAGATCCTTCAAAGGGGTATCGAGCCACCTCCCGCGGGCAAGCTGGACGTCGACGGCAAGAAGGTGACCTGGGCCGGTGATGCGCGCCGCCCGAAAAAGAAGAACGCATGGGCTGCCCTGCGCGAGTGGCGCAGCCCGAAGACGGGCCGCGCCTATGTCGTGGGCCGCTACGGGATCCGCGACGAGCACTGGCAGATCGAGCCGACACAGACCGAATGGTCGCCCGCTGAAAAGCTGGCCTGGCAGGAGCAGCGCAAGCAGCTGGACAAAGAGGCTGCGGCCGATCGCGAGACCAGCGCCACCGAGTGCCGTGCCAAGGCCCGCAAGATATGGGACCGGGCACCCACCGAGGGCGCCAGCGACTACCTGGCTCGCAAAAAGGTGGGCGCGTATGGCGTGCGCTTCGCCTTCGGCAAGGTGCTGGTGCCGGTGATGGACCTGGCCGGCATGCTGCATGGTCTGCAATGGATCAGTCCGGACGGCGGCAAGGTGTTTGGCACGGGCACGGTGAAGGAAGAGCACTTTCACCTGATCGGCGAGGTGACCGATGCCTTGCCCATCCAGTTTGCCGAGGGTTATGCCACGGGTGCCAGCGCGTTTATGGCCACCGGTGCGCCGACAGTCGTTTGCTTCGACGCCGGCAACCTGATGCCGGTGGTGGCGGCCTTCCGCAAGCTGTACCCTGACCACCGCCTGGTGCTCGTGGCCGACGACGACCGGCACCTGGTCGGGCGCTTGTGTGAACGCCTTCAGGGGTACGGTGTCGGCGCGAAGCCGGGTGATTTTGCCAAGAGTGCCGGCGGGCTGCGCGACATGCGCTGGGAACTGCCCGACAAGCGCGTGGTCGAGCTCAAGGCCAGCTGGGCGAAGGACAAGGCCGAGGTCTACCACATCGAGGGGTCGATCACGGCCGATGGCGTGACCTACATGCTCAAGCTGGAGAACGCGGGCCGGGCCAAGGCTTTTGCCGCTGCCAAGCGCCATGGCGGGCATGTGTACCTGCCGCGCTTTGCCGATCGTGCGTGCACGGGCACGGACTTCAACGATCTGCATGTGCTCGAAGGCATCGATGTGGTGCGCGAGCAACTGCTCGCCGAACCCGAGCAGAAACCACCGCGCAAAAACGCCCAGCCTCCCGGCGAAGGGGGTTCGAATGGCGGGCGCGGCGGCGATGGGCCCGATCGGCTGCGCTTCCCCTACATGACCGACAAGTGGGAGGTCAAGGGCATCCGCGAGAACGTGTACTTCGCGCTGCGCGAGGATCCGCAACTGCGCGGCCTGGTGCTGTTCAACGACTTCAGCCACCGCATCGACAAGTCGCGCGCGCCGCCCTGGGAGGGTGACCCGGTGCTGTGGCAGCCAATCGACGATCTCCGCCTGGCGAACTATTTAGGCGAGCAGCACGGGTTGCTGGTGCAGAACCCGATCACCATCGAACAGGCCGTCATGATGGCGGCGTACGACGCGCGCTACAACCCGGTGCGCGACGGCTTCGAGTCGGTGGTGTGGGATGGCATACCCCGGTGCCAGCACTGGATGGTGGATTGCCTGGGCGCGGCCGACAGCGACTATGTGCACAAGGTCAGCGAATATTTCCTGATTAGCATGGTGGCCCGGGTGTACGAGCCGGGCTGCCAGATGGATTACATGCTGGTGTTGCAGGGTGGCCAGGGCGCCGGCAAGTCCAGCGTGTTGCAGCTCCTGGGTGGCGAGCATTACGCGGGCGGTTCGTTCCGGATCGGCGACAAGGAATCGTTGCAGGCATTGCAGGGCCGCTTGATCTTCAACTTCAACGAGCTCGATGCGCTGAGCCGGGTGGAGACCTCGGCGATCAAGGGCTTCATCACCGAGCGTACCGACATCTTTCGACCGCCCTATGGCAAGTCGTTCCAGAAGTTCCCGCGCAATTGCGTGTTGACCGGCGACACCAACCAGGGCGAGTTCTTGCGTGATGCCACCGGCGATCGGCGGTTTTGGGTGGTGCATGTGGCAGACGTCAATATCACCCGAATGCTTGAGTGGCGGGCGCAGCTGATGGCCGAGGCTGTGCACCTGTACAAGGAAGGCGCCACCCGCTATCCGAACCGCGAGGAAGAAAAGCGCCTGTTCTTCCCCGAGCAGGACAAGTGGAAATTTGTCGACGTGTGGCACGACGCACTGGCGCGCTATGTCAACTCGCGCGAGCAGGTCGAAGGGTACGACGGCGCCCTGACCGACACCGGCAGTCCCATGGACAACATTGATCGCGAGTTCTTCAGCACGCACGAGCTGCTGGTCAAGGCGCTGCACATCGACGTCGGCAAGATCGACCGGGCCGGCACCATGCAGCGCAGCGTGGGCAATGCCATGAAGCTGCTTGGCTTCGAGTCGCACAAATGGAGCAAGGGGCGTAACAGGCCGCGTGGCTATCTACGCAAGCTGGATGCCCCAGCGGACCCACCAGGCCCAGTACAAGGCCCACCAGGGCCTGCTGTGCCCCCACATGCGTCTTCGCAGGCGCAGCCTGTGTCTGGCGAACCACCACCGCCGCCCTCGCTGGAAGAGGTGCAGGCATTGGCAGCGAACGAGGTTCCGCAATGGGACTGACCGCACTGTCGCACTCCGCAGTTATGGGAACCGCAACGGCCGCATGGCCTGCGTGGGCCTGCGCAGTGCGCCTTGCGGCGCGGTGCCATCCGACCGGCGTCCACCACGTCCACGATGCTGGCCGTGTGTGCTGGCCGTCGCAAGTCATTGATTTGCGAAGGCTTTTCGGCATCCGGCCACCACGGCCACCAAATTCGCTCCCGCACACATGTGCGTGTGTGCGCAGGCAGGCGGGCGAGGGCGGGCAGGCGCGCGCACGTACGCGCGCAACGCATTTTCACTGGACATCTGGTCGGAAGGAATAAAAGAGAATGGAATCAACAGCTTGCGACGTCCAGCACCACGGCCAGCAAGTGGACGTGGTGGCCGGCCTGCTACCGATGCCGACCAACATCAAGAACCAGATGCCGCAGTGCGCTGCGTTCTTGCAGTCTTTGGCTGCAAATATCGGCCGCGACCAGGTGCAGCAAATGCTCAGGGCCAGCGTGGACGTGCGCCGGGCCTACGACAGGGACGACTACGCGGCAGTGCGCGAGATCTACCGTCGCGGTCAGGGCTGGGTTTTCTGGTCGGAGGCCGGCCATCTGGTGGGCGTGCCGGCCGATGCCATGACCGAGTTCGCCCGCCGGCATCGCGGTACCAGGCACACCGTGCAGACGACTACACGCACACAAAGGTAGCAATGAAACCTACACAACACCCCTCGAATAACCGGGTCCTCGGCGCACCGGCCGGCTGGGACCAGGCGCAATTACCGTGCGCAGCCTTGGCCATCACAGACACCGATTTCGCTGGCATGCCCGCGATATGGTCGTTCTGGCGCCCCGATCCGGTCGAGCTTGCCGCGCTGAACGCCGGTGCCCTCGTGGTGCTGTCGATCCTGGGTCGCAATATGCCGCCCGTGGCGGTTATGGTCGAGGCTCGACCAGGCGGCGGCTGAGCATGGCCCGCATTGAATGGGTCAAACAGCGCCTGGAGAACTGGGCGTTGTGGAAGGTGCGCGAGGCCAGCGGTGGCATGGGCTTCTACAACCAGTCGTCGTTCCTGAAAGAAGCGACCACAGCGGACCGGTACCGAGAGTCGCGCATTCCGGTGGACGAGGTTGACGCGAGCGTCACGGATCAAGCGGTGCAGCACATGAAGCAGTCGCGGCCGCCGTTGTACGAAACCCTGCATGCGATTTACCTGGAAGGCTCGGGCATCAAGGGTGCGGCGCGGCACGCTGGCGTCGGCGAGTCCACCATCAAGGCCCGCCTGGAGGAGGCTGACCGTGCATTGCGTACCTGGTTCCAGGAACGCGACGAACGGCGCAAGATGCTGGCGACACGTTAGAAAGGACTTTTACGGGTTGTACTTTTCCCGTACATTTCAGGCAAGCTGTAGCCAACGTGCCCCTGAAGCACTGGCGACCAGCACCGGGCCCGACAGATTCACACCTGCCGGGCCTTTTGTTTTGCCGTCGCGTGGAGCAGTTGGTAGCTCGCTGGGCTCATAACCCAGAGGTCGCTGGTTCGAGTCCAGTCGCGGCATCCAGTGACACACCATGCCTCTTGCCGCACCGAAGCCTTGCACGCAGCCCGGATGCGGTGTCCTGGTGAGGGATGGGACAGGCCGGTGCGGCAGTCATCAACGCGAGGCGTGGAGGAAGAAGCCGACAGCCACCAAGCGCATCACCGGTCGCAGGCTCCAGGCCATGCGTGCGTCGCTGTTCAAGCGTGAACCGTTGTGCGCCGAGTGCACGCGGCATGGGTTGGTAGCGTTGGCAACCCAGCGCGATCACATCGTGGCCCTGGCCGAAGGTGGCGCCGACGACGATGCAAACACGCAGGGCCTTTGTGACCTGTGCCACGACGCGAAGAGTCTGGCGGAGTCGCTCAGGGCACGCCGGCGCTGAGGGGTGGGGGCGGGTCAAAAGTCAAAAGACCCGACCCCGGAAACCGAACGTTTAATGCTTTTCACGGCGCCGGGAAATCGGGGAGGGGGGGTACCCAGGGAACCCAGAAGGAGTACGAACATGGGACGCAACACAGTGCCGGCCAGTGTCCACCTGGTGCGCGGCAATCCGAGCAAAAAGCCGTTGGATGGATTGGTGTCTGAGGCGACCGCGCCGCGCATCCCGTTTGAGATCCCGAGCTGCCCGGCGCACCTCGGTGTTGCTGCCCGGGCAGAGTGGAAACGCATCACGCCTTTGCTGGTGACGTCCGGTCTGCTCACTCAGCTCGATCGGGCCGTGCTGGCTGCGTACTGCCAAGCCTGGGGTGAGTGGGCGTTGACCGAGACCGATCTGAAGACGGCCCAGAAAGAGCTGGGGTCCAAGGCGCTGATCGACCGCACGCCGAGCGGCTACAAACAGGTGGCGGCGCTCGCACAGGTGCGCAATGGCGCGCTCGACCGCATGCTGCGCTTCGCCAAGGAATTCGGGCTGACGCCAGCATCGCGGATCCAGTCGACGGCCGGCCAGCAGATGGCACTGCCGGGCGTGCCCGATGACCCAATGGAAAACTTCCTGTCGGCCGGCGCGAACCTGCCGCCAGTGCACTGATGGATGGGCGTCGCTGACCAACTGGTGGTTGATTCGGCCACCGACTACGCCAGGCGCGTAGAGGGTGGCGAGGTCGTCGCGGGGCCTTGGGTTCGCCTCGCGTGCCGCCGGCATTTGAAGGATCTGGAAGACGGTGCAGCACGGGGCCTGGTCTGGAGACCCGAGAAGGCTGAACATGCGATCGACTTCATCGGGTGCCTGCGTCACTACCAGGGCGCCACGGCCGGGCATCGGTTTGTGCTGTCGCCCTGGCAGCGGTTCATCGTTGGTTCGCTGTTCGGCTGGTATGCGGCGGAGGGGCAGCGCCGGTTCCGGATCGCGTATGTGGAGATCGGCAAGGGCAACGGAAAGACCCCGCTGGGCGCTGCCATCGCACTGTATGCGCTGGTGGCCGACGATGAGGCCGGCGCCGAAGTGTATTCGGCGGCGACCTCGCGTGACCAGGCAGGGATCTGCTTCAACGATGCAAAGCAGTTCGTCCTCGCGTGCCCGCCATTGTTGAATCGCCTGCAGCTGGGCACCAACAATATCGCGTACCTGAAGACCAGCAGCTTCCTGCGGACTGTGTCTGCCGAGGGTCGCGGACTGGATGGCAAACGGCCGCACGTGGTGATCGTGGACGAACTGCACGAACACCCGACGGCCACTGTGGTGGAAAAAATGCGCGCGGGAACGAAGGGCCGCACGAGGGCGCTGATCTTCGAGATCACCAACAGCGGCTACGACCAGAACACGGTCTGCTGGGAGCACCACGACTACAGCATCAAGGTGCTGCAAGGTGTGATCGAAAACGACAGTTGGTTCGCTTTCATCACGGCGCTGGACAAAGGTGAGGATCCTTTCAAGGACCCTGGCTGCTGGCTGAAGGCCAATCCGAACCTCGGTGTTTCTCTCACCAGGCAGTACCTGGAAGAGCAGGTCCGCGAGGCGAAGGACTTGCCGAGCAAGCGCAGTCTGGTGCTGCGGCTGAACTTCTGCAGGTGGACGCAGGCGGCGGAAAACTGGATCGACCTCGATCACTGGGACCAGTGTGCAGACGTCTTTACGGAAACCGACCTGGTGGGCCGCCCGTGTTTCGGAGGCCTGGACCTTGCGTCGGTCAGCGACTTCACCGCCTGCAGCTGGCTGTTCCCGCCTCTGGCCGCCGGTGAGCCCTGGAAGCTGCTGGTGCGCTTGTGGTTGCCAGAGGCAGCAGTGATAAAGATGAGAGAAAAGGGGCGCCTGCCGGTGGACGAATGGATTCGGCAGGGCCTCATTGTGGTCACGCCAGGCAACGTGACGGATTACAAATGGGTGCGCAGGGCCATCAACAACGACCGGGAGCTCTTCGATGTCAAGGAAATCGCGGTCGACCGGTTCAATTCCACTCAGTTGGTCACCGACCTGCAGGACGATGGGGCGCTCATGGTCCTCTTCGGCCAGGGCTACGCCAGCATGAGCGCGCCATGCAAAGACTTCGAACGGCTGTACATGAGCCACAGCATCAGCCATTTGGGCAACCGTGTGCTGCGCTGGATGGCCAGTAACGCAGTGGCGCTGCGGGATCCCGCCGGCAACATGAAACTCGATAGGACCAATGTGGACAACAAGATCGACGGAATGGTGTCAACGATGATGGCGCTCGGCCGAGCCATTGCATCTGCGCCTGACGAGGACCTCGACGACTTCCTCAACTCGCCGGTCATCAGCTGACATGGCCAGCCTGGTCCAACAATTCCTCGGCTGGTTCGGCCGAGGCGGCGCCCTGGGCGAGTCCAAGGGGCAGCAAAACGCCGTGCCGTCGGCGGCGCTGGTGGGAGACATCAGCAACGTCGGCGTCGACGGCGCCTTGCAGATCTCGACCGTGTGGGCCTGTATCGAGCGGCGCGCCACCATCATCGCCAGCCTGCCGTTCTTCGTCTACCAGCAGGCCCGTGGCCAGAAGGAACTGGCCCGCACTTCCAGGCTGTACCAGCTGCTGCACGAAAGCCCGAACGCGCGCATGACGCCGTTCGAGTTTTGGCGGGCGATGGTGATGAACCACGATCTGCGTGGCAACGCGTATGCACGCATCGAGCGCGACAGGGCCGGCGAGGCCTACGCCATCTGGCCTATGCCGGCCGACCAGGTGGAGGCATATGTGCTGCCAAACAGCGACATGGCCTACAAGTACATGCTCGGTAGCGACGTGGCGATCCTGGCCGCTGAGAACGTGTTGCACCTTAAAAACCTGGGCAACGGCACCACCGGTCTGGCCAAACTGGAGTTCATGCGCGCGAGCACCGACGAAGCGTCCAAGCAGCTCACGAGCGCCAGCAAGATATTTGGGAACGGCGGCAAGCCTACGGGCCTGTTGATGGTGGACCACGTGCTCAAGCCGGAACAACGCGAGCAGCTCCAGGCCAAATTCGCCGGCATGGCCAGCGGCAGCACGGCCCGCCTGTTCATCCTGGAGGCCGATCTCAAGTACCAGCAGCTCAGCCTGAGCCCGGTCGACCAGCAGTTGCTGGAGTCCCGCAAATTCAGCGTGGAGGAGATCTGCCGCTGGTTCGACGTGCCGCCCGTTCTGGTGCACCACAGCAATGTCACCGCTTGGGGCAGCGGCATCGAACAGATCATCGACGGCTTCCACAAGTTCACCATTCGCCCGATGCTGGTGAACATCGAGCAGGCCGTCAAGAAGCGGGTCATGACGCCCAGCCAGCGCGCCACCATGACGGTCGAATTCAGCCTCGATGCCCTGTTGCGCGGCTCCATCAAGGATCGTTTCGCCATCTATGCCCAGGCTGTGCAGAACGGCATCCTGAATCGCAACGAAGCCCGCCAGTTGGAGAACCTGCCACCCGATGCCGGCGCGGGCGCCAACCAGCTGACCGCCCAGTCCAACCTCTTGCCGCTCGACATGCTCGGCAAGGTTCCCCCCACCAACACCAACCGGAGGCAATCCGATGCTGATCCGCAAGCGCCTACAGCTCAGTGACGTCCAGCTCAAGATGGAAGACGATGGACATGGCCGCTTCAGCGGTTATGCCAGCGTGTTCGGCGGCATCCACAACTCGGGCGACGTCATCGTCAAGGGTGCGTTCGACTACACCCTGCGAACCCACGGCAAGCCCAAAATGTTCCTGGAGCACTCCTGGGCCGGCTTTGCCAGCGGCGCCGCGGCACTGCCGATCGGCAAGTACCCGGTCGTGAAGGAGGACGACCACGGTCTGTTCGTAGAGGGCGAGTTCACCCCCGGCATGTCGCTGTCGGCAGATGTGCGCGCCGCCATGAAGCACGGCACCCTGGACGGTCTGAGCGTCGGTGGCTTCATCAAGAAGGGCGACTACGACGAAACCGAGACCGGTCGCGTCATCCGCCGTTGGTCGCACCTGCTGGAGATCTCGCCCGTCGTCTTCCCCGACGACAGCGCCGCGCGCGTGGATATGTCCAGTGTCAAAGGTGGTGGCGACATCCTGGAGGCGATCGCCGAACTTGGAACCATCCGAGATCTTGAATGCCTGCTGCGGGATGCAGCCGGCTTCAGCAAGAGTGCCAGCTCCGCGTTGCTGGCCCGTGCCAAGTCGCTGTTCAGCCAGGGGGATCCTGGTGATGCAGAGGCGCAGATGTTGAAAACGCTCGCACAACGCCTCGATGCCCTGGCCGGCACCTGCGCGAATTAACTCCCATCCACACCCGAAAGGTATCTGCCATGAAAAAGACTTTCTTCACCTCGCGGCTCATCGTCGCGATCGCGATCAGCGCCGTGTGCGTTGTCGCCCAGGCCGCCGGCGTCGACCTGCAGGCCTTCGCCGCTGCCAATGCGGACACCCTGGCTGGCCTGAGCATGCTTGCCATGGGCGACATCACCTTGCTGACCAAGAGCCTGGACCGGCTGGAGGTCAACCTCAAAGCCATGAGCGACAAAGCCGAAGGCGAGTTCAAGACGCTGGGCAAGGTCAGCGAAGACACCAAGACCGCGATGGACAAGTTGGGCGTGGAGCAGCGCACCCTGGCCGACCGCCTGCTCATCCTGGAGCAAAAGGGCGTTGCCCAGCCTGACGAGAAGAAGGACGAATCCTGGGGCGCCCAGTTCATCAAGTCGGCCAACTACGAAGCCTTCGCCAAAGGCAATCTCAACAAGCTGCGCGTGGAAGTGAAAAACACTCTCACCGGTAGCGACACCAATGTGGCGCCGGATCGCCGGCCTGGCATCGTTGGCGGCGCCGAAGTCCCGTTCAGCATGGAGGCGCTGCTGCCGTCGACCGAGACCAGCTCCAACGCGATCGAGTTCACAAAGGAAAACGTCTTCACGAATGCCGCCGCGGAAGCCGCAGAGGGCGCTGCCAAGGCTGAATCGTCGCTCACCTGGACGCTGGTGAACATGCCGGTGAGCACGGTGGCGCACTGGATCAAGATCTCCAAGCAGCTCGCCGCCGACGCGCCGGCCCTGGCAGCCTACGTGAACAGCCGCATGCGCTACGGTGTCAACCAGAAGGTGGACGCCCAGTTGGTGATCGGCGACGGCGTGGCCCCGAACATCAGCGGCACCTACGACACCGGCAATTACATCGCCCACGGCTACAGCAATGCAACCATCACGGCGATCTCCGGCACGCTCAAGAAGCTGGTGTTGATCCGCAAGGTCATTGCAGATCTGTATGCGGCTGGGTACCCCGCCGACGCCATCGTGCTGAACCCGGCGGACTGGGCCACGATCGAGATCGAGCTCTTCACCACCGCGGCTGGCCAGACGCTGTACAGCATCAACGAAGCGGGCCAGGCGCGCCTGTTCGGTCTGCCGGTGATCCAGGCCATCGGTATGGCGGCCGACACGTTCCAGGTGGGCCGCTTCAGCGAGGCGTACATGCTCTACAACCGCTCCGGCGTCGTGGTGGAGATGAGCGACAGCGACAGCGACAACTTCACCAAGAACTTGATCACGCTGCGTGCAGAGCGCCGCGTGGCGCTGGCCACGGAGAAGCCCGCCGCCGTGCGCGGCGGTGACCTCACCCCGGCGTAATCGACTGCACCGTAGTCGCTCAACCACAAAGGCCCGTCGGATCCGGCGGGCCTTTTTACTGGAGGTATTGCAATGTCAGCAGTCTCGATCACGTTCACGCACAACGGCAGCTCTGCCAAGTTCGGGAACTTTAACGCCGGCGACAGTCTGGTGTGCAGCCAGGCGGAGGCAGATCACTTCGTGAAGGAAGCCGGTTGCGCAAAATTTTCAACCGTTCAGACGTCTGCACGCCCGGCGCCGGCGGCTCGTGCCAAGCGACCGGCTGCCATCAAAGCGGGTCCAAAGGCTGCCGACTCTGTGCCCGGCGCCAAGGCGAGAACTGAACAGTCCTTCGATCTGATGGGGAACAAGGTATGACCATCCGCATGCTTCAGGCCTGGAATGGCTACTACGCCGGCCAGATTGTTCCCGCCGTTGTTGGCAATACCGAGGCGAACCTGGTTGCCGCTGGCATTGCGACCTACAAGGTCAACAGCACGGGCGACGAAACCGTAGACCCGGACGAGTCACTTGACCCCGGTCTGACTGGGGTACCGTATAAGGCGCTCACCGCAAGCCTGCCGAGCGAAAGCATATTCAGCCCGTCTTCCATGCGGAACATGCACACGTTTTGGCGTTCACTGCGCCGATCGCAGGCTTCTTTCGGTCTGACCTCGCAGTCAAAGGTCAAGGTCATGTTCTTGACCGATTCAACCGGGGAGAACGTTTCGCAAAACTTTCCCCAGGGTCATTGGGTGGCCCAGCTGCAGCGCAAGATGGAAGATCAATGGCCTGATGCACTCTTTGATTTTCTCAACTACGGGGTGGGTGGTCGCCAGGTCAAGAATGTCCTTGGATGGCGCGCCGCCGTCGACGATAGCCTTTACCTGTCGCAAGCCGCAGATGATACGAACGGCTACAGCAAGGCAGCCACAACCGGCGCCACTGGACGGCCGTGGCCGTGGGTCTGGATGGGCCCCCCTGATGGAGTAGCCGCCTGGGCGAACGGCGAGATATGGGCCGCGCGCGCCGCAGCACACGCGCCACACCTTGTAATCACCATGTTCGGCCTGAACGAATACAGCCGCATTGGCGGCTTCTTGTCGTTTTATGCAGAGGCCTACCAAGCGCTGATTGACGACATCCGCGCAGGCGCTCGATGGTCTGCTAGCCGTCCGTCCGTCTGCATTGGCATTCCTTATGGCGACACCTACGAGTCTGGGAACATGGTGAAGCGGAACGCGCTGGCCGTGCTCACGCGCGGCATAGCTGCGAAAAACGGCTGCGCTGTCTTGGATGGCAATCGCTCATACAACATCTTGCGACATGGTCTTGACCCGCTACGTCATCGTCCATTTGGTGAGGTGTTTGGTCGATACATGCGCGTGAGCCGCGATGACGGTTCGATCAGACCCGACTATGCAACCCACTGGAATTGCCCGCTCGCCCAGCCAACGACAAGTGGGGCCAAGTTGTTCATCAGTTCGGCGAACCAAGTTGCTATATTCCTGCGCCGGCGGGCCGCGAGCGATGTGGATATTGTCTGCCGCTTTTCACAGTCGAGTTCTGCCGCGGAGGGTGTGGCTCGGTTGTTTGCTCGTGTGGATCCCAACACGTGGTACGCCTCCGGCACCGGAGTCGCGTCCGACCCAGTGAATGGTTACGAAGCCCGCTACTTTCCGTCGGGCCTGTTCGAGCTCCTGTACAAAGGGGTGTCAATCGGAAGTGTTCAGTCGGACGCGTGGACGACACTGTCTCAATCGTTGCGCCTGCAAATGATCATTCGTGGCACCATCGTTGAGCTGTGGTCTGCCGTTGGCGACGCGGCCGCCGGTACCGGGTCGAGTTGGAAGCGGCGCTTGCGCCTAAACCACATCCCGAACTTTGTTTCGGCTGAAGAGGCGGCATTTGACAATCGGGGGCCACTCCACGTGCGGGCAGATGGTCACTGCGGATTTGGTCACGGCACGATAGGTACTGCTACCTGCGCCACGGCGCTCCTGGTGTCCGACTATCAGGCGCTGTACATCCAGTTTCTGGATCCACTGCCTGTGTCTCGACCCGTGTTCAACGACCGCACCTTGCAGGGCTATCGCCCTGCGGGTGTTGATGTCTGGACGGGTGGAAGCGTGTACGACCCGGACTCTCCTGGTGGCAACACCGTCAACCACATGACTTCGGACGCCTACGAGCAAGTGTTTGCCGGACCCGTTGCCGACTTTGTGCGTAGCCTTCACGCAGGGCGCCAGGACGTCCAGGTCCTGGGATGGTCTGGCACAAAGGTGGTCTTTACCAGCAATGTCACCGCTGCAGGTAGCATTGCCCGTTCCGGCACCACGGCTACCTTCACGTGGGCAGGTCACGGTTATGCGGCTGGCCAGTTGGTGCGAGTCGCCTGCTCTGGCGCCGGTGATGCCGGCTACAACGTCACCCACGATTGCACAGCGGTAGACGCGAACACCCTCACCGCAACTGTGTCCGGCGCACTTGCCTCAAGTGAAGCAACAGTGGGCCTGACAACACGCAATATCGAGCAAATCCTCGCTGCCGTTCCCGTGCCAGCGTCCTGGATTGGCGTGGACGGTCAACTCGAAATCGATGCGGTGCCAAACTTCACGACCAGCGGCAGCAGCAAAACACTGCGGATCCGATTTGGGACTGCCGGCGTTACATCTGCGATCGGCGCAGCCACAACGGTCACCACAAGCGAAAGCGGCTCTTATCTTGTCAAGATGCGGGCCCGCGGTGACTCGGCGCAAGTGTGGCAACCGGCACCGGTCACAGGGGCATCATCGATCGAGCCGCTGACAACGGCTGTTGTCACGACGGGCTTGAACTACATCTACATCACGGGCCAAGCCGCTGCGGCCGCAAATGAAGAGCTGTCGCTTGAAGGATATACGGTCCGTTTGATCGCCTGACACTGCCATGGCTTTGAAGGTCATCAACCCACCCGCCCAGGTCATCCCCACGGCCGAACTGCGCTCGTACTGCAAGTACGACGACACCAGCCGCGATGCTGTTCTTTTGACCCTGCTGGAGGCCGCCCGCAAGCTTGCCGAGCACCACACCCGGTGCTCGATCGGTGCGCAGGTGCTTGAGCTGGCCCTTGACAGTTTCCCGTCGGACTATGCAGAGCTGCTGCAGGGCCCGGTGACCGGCATCACCAGCGTAAAGTACCTGGACACGTCCGGTGTCGAGCAGACCTTGTCATCGACAGGGTACGTCCTGAACGACTACAAGACGCCCGCGCGCCTGCAGCTCGCCTATGGTGCGACCTGGCCCGGCATCCGGACTACGACCAACGCGGTCAAGATCCGTTATGCCGCCGGCAGCGACACCATCGACGCGGCCATTCGCGGTGCCCTGCTGTTGACCGTAGCCCACTGGGACAAAAACCCTGCTGCAGTCGGCACGGACAACCTGGCTGAAGTGCCGCTGGGTGTGAAGACACTGCTGGGAACTGTCAAGGATTGGAGCTAGCAGGTGGACATCGGCAAACTCGACCAACGCGTGACCCTGCAAAGCCGCAGCGTGGTCACCGATCCATTGGGCCAGGACACGATCACATGGGTCGATGTCATTGAGGTGTGGGCGCAACGCGTGAACCAGCGCAGCGCCGAGCTGTTCCAGGCGGCACAGATGGGCAATGACGATGTCGTCGAATTGCACATTCGCTATCGTGCAGACGTCTTGACGTCTTGGCGTCTGCAGTGGCGTGGCGTGGGGTACGACATCATCAGCGTCTCCGACTACGGTGGCCGGATGGATCGCACGCGGCTGCTCTGCCGGCGGGGGGTCAAAGATGGCCGTTGATACCCAGCAGCTGCACGGCTTCGATGATCTGATCGCCAAGCTGCGCGCGATCGCGCCCGCCATGCGCAAACGCGTACTTCGCAATGCCTTGGCTGCCGGTGCCCGTGTAGTGCGTGATGAGGCGCAGCGCCGTGTGCCAGTGCTGTCCTCGACCATGAAGGCACCATACCGCACGCCCGGCACCGTCAAGGCCGCCATCCGAGTGCGCACCAGCAAGGTGGCCAGGCGCACAGGCGATGTCGGCGTGTTCGTCAACGTCAAGCCGGCGCCTGGTGCGAAGTTCAAGACACGCACCACTCGGCTGTTCGGTCTGAAGATCAAGAACCGCGTGCAAGTGCGGGCAAGCCAGCGCGGCGCCAAGAGTCGTACTGATCCGTTCTATTGGCGTTTCCTGGAGTTCGGCACCGCCAAGATGCAGGCCCGCCCCTTCCTGCAGGCCGGCGCCAAACGCCTGCCCGAGGCCCTGCGCGTGTTCTCGGACAAGATTGGCGCCTGGTTCAAACAAGCGAACGCGACGGGAAATATCCAGCCATGACCGCCGCCACAGATCTCCGAGCCCTCTTGGTTGCCAACGGCACGCTGACCGCGTTGGTGGGGAACCGCATTCGCGCCAACCGTGCGGAGCAGTCGGACATCCGGCCGTTCGTAGTGTTCACACGTGTGGACACGCAGAACGAATTCGGACTGGACGGCTCCCGTCTGGCATCCAAGCAGGTGTTCGAGGTTCAGGCATGGGCCGACACGCGCGCGAGTGCGGACGCTGTCACCGCCGCGATCGAGGCGGTCTTCATCGCCGCTGACCGCGCCTTTGTCGGTCCGGTCGACGGCTACGACGCGGATCTGGACATGGAAGCCAGTGCACTCACCGTCGACTGGTGGGATTGACTGTCCGCCACCACTGTTTCACAACGCGGCCCCTCACAGGGCCTTTTTTTCGTCCCTCTGAAAGGTAATCACCATGTCTGCACCCAAAGGCCGCAACTGCCGCGTTGAAATCGCGGCCACGTTTGGTTCGCCCAAAACCATCACCGCCATCACCAAAGCCAGCCCGGGCCAGGTCACCAGCGCCGCGCACGCGCTGGTCGCCGGCACCGTGGGTTACTACGTCGCTGCTGCCGGCATGACCGAGCTCGACCAGATGGCCGGCAGTGTGCAGGGCGTCGCCACCAACACCTGGAACGTGGAAGGGGTCGACACCACCAGCTTCGGCACCTTCACTGCCGGCACCTTCGTGCCTGCGCTGACATTCCTGACTTTGTCCAGCTCCACAGGTTACGCCATCGGCGGCGGAGATGCCGACGAGCTCAACACCGAGACCCTGCTCGACACCAACCACAAGATCGAGTTCGGCATGCTCGCGGCCGAGACTGTCAGCTTCGACCACCTCAGCGACACCCAGCTGGCTGCGGCCCTGCAGCTCGAAGCCGCGGCCCGTGCCAGCTCGGACGTGCTCTTCCGCCTGACCCTGAGCAATGGCGAGCGTCGAGTGTTCCGTGGCGTGCCAAGCTTGCCTGGTGAAACCCAGTCTCTGAGCCAGGTGGCCACCGGGAGCTTCAAGGTGGCAATCAAGGGCCGCGTGCTCAAGTTGCCGGTGGCTTCGTGAGCGCCCGGATCATTGCGGCGCTACGTGCCGCGCGTCAGACCTGGGTGGATCTGGAGCCCGGCAAGCGGGTCCAGATCATCCGCCCGCCCGAGGCGGCCCTGCACGAATTCAATGTGCAGGCCGGCGAGAACAACGTCGAGCGCATGCTCCGTTGTGTCGTGAAGTACGTCACCGGGTGGGAGGGCATCACCGAGGCGGATCTGCTCGGAGCAGCCCTGGCCCCTGCGGACGCCGTGGCCTTCGATGCCGCGCTGTGGGCCACCGTGGTGGCGGACCGGGTGGACTGGATCAGGCTTGTCATGAGCGCCCTGATCGACGCCATCGACGCGCATGACCTGGCAAAACAGGCTGCCGAAAAAAACTGATCGCCCTGCTGGATTGGCAATCCGGCGACCGTTATGAGGGCGAGCCAGAACCGCAGGCCAGCCGCGAGGATCGGCTGGCCATCCGGGCTTGGAACCTGTTGTCCAACGGCCAGGGGGGTCTCGACTGGGCTGGGCTGCCACTGGCCTGCGCCTATCTGGGGGTGGATGGCGATCCGGGGGCGCTGATCGACCGCCTGGCTGTCATCAAGTGCCATCGCCCACACCAGCCCGCCGAGTCCACTTCCACGCCACCTGCACCCACCACCGAACTGGAATAGACCATGGCACTCGCCACACTGTCCGTCGATCTTGTCGCCAAGATTGCCGCGTTCGAACAGGACCTGGGCAAACTGGCTCGCACCGCAGAGCAGCGCGCGCAGCAGATGTCCAAGGCCTTTGCCGGCGTCACCACGGCCCTTGGAGCGCTGGGTGTCGGTCTATCTGCGGGCGCCGCATTTGCGTGGGTGAAGAACGTCGTCGACGGCATTGATGCCATGAACGACCTGCGGGATGCTACAGGCGCCAGTATCGAGAACATCAGCGCCCTGGAGGATGTGGCCCGGCGCACCGGTACCGGCTTCGACACCGTGAGTACCAGCCTGGTCAAGTTCAACCAGGCGCTGAACACTGCCAAGCCTGGCAGCGATGCCGCGGCAGCGTTCCAGCTGCTCAACCTCAGTATCAGCGAGCTCAAGGCGCTGGACCCGGCTGAGGCGCTGTTGCGCACTGCTACGGCCCTGGCCGGCTTTGCTGACGATGGCAAAAAGGCCCGAGTCACGCAGGAGCTCCTCGGCAAGTCACTGCGCGAGTTGGCGCCATTCCTCAAGGACCTGGCTGAGGTTGGCAAGCTCAATGCGACGGTTACCACCAAGCAGGCGGAGGAGGCCGAAAAGTTCAACAAGGAGCTGTTCAAGCTGCAGAAAAACTCGGTCGATGCCGCCCGCTCGCTGGCCGGCCCGTTGGTGGAGGGCCTCAACGCCGTCATCGAGAAGTTCCGTGATGCGAAGGCCGGAGGCAATTCGTTCTTCATGAGCATGAACGAGATCATTGCGAAGCAAAAAGCCAAGTCCGACGCCATGTTCACAGGCTCGTGGTACGTCGGGAATGCAGGCCGAGGGTCAGTCAACCCGGCGTTCGTCAAGCCCTCGATCGGCGAGATCCCTGACAAGGTGAAGCCGGAGAAGAAGATCCGCGATCTCGATCTCTCCAACAAGGCGCTGGAGAGCTACATCGAGACGCTGGAGCGCAACATTCAGAAGAACCAGGACCTGACGGCAACGGAAGAGGCACTGGTCTTTCTGCGAAAGAATGGCACCGGGGCAACGCTGGATGAAGCCGCAGCAGTGCTCAACCTGGCCAAGCAGCTGGACGCCCAGGCAGAGCAGACCGAGAGGATCAAGATCGGCCGCCAGGCGGTCATTGATCAGGGCGTGGACAACTCCGCTTACCAGGAAAACCTTAAGCGCCTGTTGGACGCCACGCCCAGCGTGCAGTTGGAACGGGCCCGCGAGGACATGATCCTGCTCACCCAGGAGTTCGAGGCCGGCCGCCTGAGCGAGGCGCAGTACCTGGAAGCCGTCAGCGCCCGCGCCGACATCACCGCCGAAAAGCTGGAGAAGACCAA